TACAAAAGTATCTAAGGTATGAACTAGCACCCATTCAGTTTTAAATCCTCCTGCACCGTCTGATACCTTCTTCTTCTGTACTATTTCAACTTCATGAGGAAATTCATCGTAATGCATGGAATTTCACCTTTTTGTAAGGGCGTAAATATGTCCATATTGCTTTAGGAAACTCGTTATCATAGGAATATGAAACAGTCCCCATTACACGCCCTTTTAGACCTGTTGATTGGGTATTAAACTGAATGGCTTTAGCTATGAACAAACGAACGCCCTGTGGCATTTCTGACGGTTCCCACTTACCATTACAATGGCCTTTTGCTACATCAAATAAAATAGGAGCCATTGCACGATAAAATCCATCATACTTAGCTCCTGTAACATTATTCAATTGCTTTAGTTGATCTATTTCTTCTTGTGTTGGTTCCCACATAAGACCACCTACTTTTCTACTTCATCGTCTGTTTCTGATTTCTTGGTCGATACACGTTTAGGCTTTGGTGCTTCTACTTCATCAAACTCTTCTGTACGTAAAAGACGGGCACCGTGTTCCTCAGTGACCGCCCATGTAATTTCTGTTTTTAAGTTTTTAACTAACACGAATTACCCTCCTTATTCTGGGCGTTTAGCTGATAATACTGCTAGCGCTTCTGGACGTGTCACTTTGGCACCGTATAGATGTAGACCTTTTACAGCATCTGCAAAACGTTTCTCTGGGCGGTATCCTTCAACTTGAGCTGCTTGCTCAGCATACGTCCAGGCCATGTTATGACCAGCGATGATTTTAGAATTTGCTACAACGCCAGAACCTGTTG